CGGGTACCGGTTAAAGACGGTGCTTTCCGAGGTTTGCCAGGACCGCTAAGCGGTTGTCTGGCTTCGTCGGAAGGTTGGGTAAGGCCTACCAAAGTCCCTGGTAGAGCTCTTCTTCGCCGAAACACTCAATGAGTGAGGCGAGGGTCGGTGCCATCTCCTGGGTAAGGAGAACAGCCCGCATCCAAGATGCGTCCGACGGCCTAAGGTCGTCGGGAAACCTGACCGCCTGTGCTCGTCGCACCAATGTCTTCATTGGCTTCTGCGCGGGTGCTAAGCACCCGTCCCAACGGCGGATATCAACTAAGTTGATACCCGAAATCCGGAGGGCGAGCATTTGGTTCAAGGCTTCGCGGTCTTCGCTGGCACGTTGGGCGCTGGACTTAGTCCAACGCACGGTTCGCGAAATCACGTCTAAGACGCGCTTAAGCAACCGCCCCTCTGTGCCAGACCAGACTGGTACCGACAGCCTCCCGTTGTGGACCGCCGTTACCGCTTGCCGGACCCGGATCCCCTGGAGCTTAGCTCCAGGGTCCCTCGGTATAAAACCGAGTCCTCCGAATGTCGGAGGGGCCAACATAGAGAGCTTAGCTCTCTTGGCGAGCGGCTTGTAGCGTGCCCACTGGCGGACTCTTTGGCAGCGTGCGACGGACCTTAGGTCAACTCCTCTCCGTACCAGCTCTAAGAGCTGGCTTTCGCCGAGAACTGAGTTCTCATTGAAAGAACGGAGGGAGAACGTCGGCATGCGCCGGAGAACGCCTGGGGAGGCGAGCTCGTAAACGCCCTCGCAAAACACCGCTTGGTCGTCGGACACCGCGGACTTGGACTCGTTTAAAACGAGCCCAGCTTGCGGCAACAACCTCTTGTACTCACCGATTTGATCGGTGGTCCAGGAGGCGACTAAGTCGTCTCCCTTGATGAGGAAGTTATGTTCCGGGTCGACCAGTTTTGCAATAGCATAGTGGATCAGTGACAGCAGCGTCCAAGACGCTGGGAGCCCCATAAAGGCTCCGCGCTGTACCGGACCTGTGCCCTTCAGGCTGTGACCCCGGTGGGTCACCCTCGGGTTGAACCCGAGGCGCTCGGCGACGAAGTCTAAGACTTCGAAGCTCAGCCCGTCGGTTGCGGTTTTCAGGTCCGCGCTGAACAACTTCCGTTTGCGTCCCCGGACCGGGAATTTAATCTCCCGGAGCTCGGGGTCCTTCAGGCCCGTCCCTGTCACAACGTTCTTAGAACGGGTGAGATAAGGGAACAGGGCCCTCCGGAGGCGGTGACCTTCGCCTACTAAGTAGGCGTCGGAAACCGTCACGGCACGGATCTTGAAGCCATACTCGCGTATGGCGACCACTTTGCTGGGCGGAATGTTGCCCACGATCCTCTCGAACCCCGCGACATGGTCGCGGAACGCGAAGGCTTCCATGGCGCTAAGCGCATCCGTTAAACGGATAGACTGATCTGTGAACCAAGTTCTACAGAAGGTCTCCAGAAGCTCGTCCTCGGTCCAAGGACCCGCCTTAGGCAGGTCCCGTTCCGGGTACGCAGAGAGGACCTCCTCGAGATGCCCCGTGCGGCCCCCTTCACTCCTCTTCTTTTGTAAGCAAGAGGATCCCCCGACTAAGTCGGGGGGCGGAAGGACCGTACCAATGGGCGTCTGGTCGAGGACCCGGCCCAGCACCTTGCGGAAAGGCGCGGACATCCCTGCTAAGCAGGGAGAGGTCACGCGCTGCCGGAACTCTAAGAGCTCCCGCTCCGCGTACGCTGGTGTCGGGCGTGGCAACGACCTGCTGAGATGCGCGATCTGGTGCGCCTTTACACGGCGCATCGACCGCCAGCAGGCAGGGACTATGTGGCATAAATGCTGCCAACAGTCGCTCCGGCCCTCTAAGAGGGCCGCTCGAAGGAGACCTAAGGTCTTCTTGAGGAAGCGCAAGACCCCTAAGGGGTCAGCGCGACAAGCGACGGCGAGCCGTGCAACCTTCTTGAGCGCTTGGGAATGGTCCCAACGCCGGAAGGCTGACGCGTACGCAGTGGCCAAGGCCGAGCTAAGCTCGGCCGCCACCACGCTGTCTCCGCACTTAGTGCGGAGCACAGCTCGCCAGCGGGCAGGCATGCCATTTAAGACAGCCGTTACCCTCCCTTCGGGCCGAAGCCCTCGGGGTAGGCGGGAAGCGCGCTGCGTCATCTTTGGAGAAAGAATCTTCAGAG